CTCGATCAAATGAACATCAGCCTGAACTATGATGACGATTGGATGCACAACCAGATCAATGATGTGTTCATGGACAATTGTAAACAGGCACTGATGACAGGCGAACCGGGATTCTCCTTTAACTTTGGAGCGCAAAGCAATGAAACTCTTAGGAATGCCTGTTGCGAGGTGACAAGTGAGTCAGATTCTGATTGTTGCAATTTAGGGTCGGTTGTCATGTCCAACATAGAGGACATTGACGAATTCAAGGACGTTGTGGGTCTTGCGTCCAAGTTCCTAGTCTGTGGTCTTATTCGCGCCCACCTACCATACAAAAAGGTAGAACAGGTGCGACAGCAGAACAGTAGGCTGGGCCTTGGCTTGATGGGGGTCCATGAATGGTTGCTCAAGCGTGGTTTCAAGTACGAAATGAACCGTACCCTAGCCATGTGGATGACAACTTACGAGAAAGAGTCTAAAAGAGCCGCAGACGCACACTGTGATCGGCTCTACCTGAACAGACCAAAGGGGTACAGGGCCATCGCCCCGACAGGGTCGATAAGTTTATTAGCTGGGAGTACCTCTGGAATAGAACCCGTTTACGCATTGGGGTATCGCAGAAGATACCTGACAGACGGCACGAAATGGAAATACCAGTTTGTGGTGGATGGTACTGCCCAATCCCTGATTGACGGCGGAATCAAGCCAGACGAGATAGAAACAGCTATTGATCTTGCGGCAGATGTGGAGCGCAGGGTAAAGTTTCAGTACGATATGCAATCGTATGTGGACCATGCCATCAGTTCTACGATCAATCTGCCCAAGTGGGGTACTGAACTCAATAATGAGGACAAGGTGATGCCTTTCGCACAGATCATAAAGAAGTATGCCAAAGGACTCCGTGGATTAACCTTCTATCCCTCTGAGTCGAGGGGTGGACAGCCTATCACCGCAGTACCCTATGAAGAGGCTCATGCCAAGCGTGGTGTGATCTATGAGGACAACAGTGAGGAGCAGTGCGTGTCGGGTGTATGCGGAATATGATCATACCCAAGAACAAACGATGGGTCTGCAAAAAATACACCGATTGGGTAGCTACCCTAGCCTGTGTCAACTGTGGTTTACACGATGAGACTATCGTAGCACACCACCTAAAGCATAGATATTCACCATTCTCTGGTGGAACAGGCATGAAAGCATCTGATTACTTCACGATGCCCCTTTGCTTTGAATGTCATCAATCTGCACACAGCGGTGACCATAACGTGCTGGATTTTCAAGCACAATTCATATTTAATACGTTGCAACGGGCATTTTCCTATGGTATAATTGGATACAATGAACCGAAAAAATTTGGAGAGGACTTAGATGATTGATGCGAGAGAAATGGGTGAGGCTCTAGAGTCTATAGAGACTCACGCCCCTGAGTACGCAAAGGCTAAAGCTGAGAGAATCCATTTGGATGACTACCGCAAGGTACAGATTGCCTTATTATTTGAATACGCTGTTGGAAAAACTGTCGCGGAAAAGGAAAACTGGTGCAAGGCACACGCTCAGTATAGAGAGGTCTTAACCGAACACGCAAACGCGGTAGAGAGAGAAACAGCACTCTACTGGAAACTCAGACTAGCCGAAACTCAGATCGAGGTTTGGCGCACAATACAAGCATCCCGTCGAAGAGAGGCGGCGATACTTTGAACTCAAACGATCCCTTTAATATATGTACGGCAGAGGAATTGTTGATGGCGGAAGAAGAAGGCGCCTCTTACCTTCTTCACACAACTATGGAGGCCAAAATGGCTTATGAGATCGAAGACGGACAGGTGTCTGTTTTTGTAAACGACAAAGGTGACAACCCCAAGCGACCCGACTTTACCGGCAAGGGGCTGTTCAAAGGTGAAGAATTCCAAATCAGTCTTTGGAAATCCACCTCGAAGAATGGGTTGGATTACCTTAGTGGAAAAATCTCCGAACCCTATAATGGGAGCGGTGGGTCCACCACTACGTCGGCTGTGGTAGACGACATACCATTCTGATGGTAATTACCTACCCGGATGGGGAAGAAGTCGATCTGTTATTTGACAGACGACTTCATTCCTATAAAGTTAAAGATGTGGTAATACCCAGCGCCACGAAGGTGCTGGATATTATTTCCAAACCCGCGCTGATACCGTGGGCTTTGAAGGTCGGTGTCGGCTGGCTTGAGAAGAATATGTTTCACGATGAGGATTCCTCGTCGAATAACACCAATGTGTATAAATCCCCACTTGGTTTCGAATCTATTGTCAAAGGGGTGAAGTCAGCCTACAGGCAGAAATCCACTAGCGCACTCAACATAGGGTCAATCACACATGATTGGGTAGAGGGTGCTGTTAATTACCACTTAAAAGGTGGGGAAATACCTAAACTTCCCACCCAAGAAGAGGCGAGAAATTCAATAGATGCTTTCAAATCTTGGACTCAGGAGAACGAGATCGAGTGGCTGTCGGCGGAAGAAAAACTATACCATCGTAAGCACAGGTATGCCGGTACAGTAGACGCGAGAGCGAACATCAACGGTGAGTATTGTGTGATTGATTGGAAGACTTCCAAGGCTGTCTACCCTGAGTATCATTTACAGGTTGCGGCTTACGCCAAGGCTGTAGAGGATATGTATGATAAGAAGGTAGATGCTACCTATATCCTACGGTGTGACAAAGCAACAGGGCGATTTGAGGCTGTCAGGTCAACAGAAATCGAAGAGAACTTCAGAGCATTCTATGCGGCGTTGGTGTTGTTCAGAAGGCTGAAGGAGATAAGGTGAATGAGGTATCACTAACCGCAATAATGATTTTTCATTTTGATGCGGCGATTACTATGATACAAGATATCCTAGACCATGACCTCGTTAAGCGGAAGGAGTTGCATGAAATCCTACGGTATAAAGAGAAGGATTCTGAAAGTCTTCAAGAGGAGCGTCTGTGGAAAGTTCTTCAGGGATTCTTGATTCGATCAGTGCCGTCAGAGTATCCACCAGAGTTAAGGGGTCCAGATGTACCCAAAGATTAATCCAATTCCGAAAGTCTGCGCCGCTTGGAGAGGTGTTTTTTATTGTGGCAAGGAAGGTGAGTTGCAACCCCCGGAAAATTATAAGAAGAATAACCATTCAAAGGATGGTCTTGATAGTAGGTGTAATGTTTGCCACATCGTCGGCGTAAGAAACAACGACGCAGAGAACAGGGCAATAGTAAAACACTTTGGACTCTCTTTTGAACAGTTCAGGGGCGCCTCTTTCTCGCAAAGGAAAGAATGGAAGAGGCAGATAAGGATTATTCGTGGCGACGTTACCGGCTACCAATTACGCCGATCAGTTACGGAAGATTTACCGGACCCCATCCTCACAGAAAGTCAGCGCAGTGCGGAAAAAATTAGTAGGAATATTATCCTTCCCGATAAGGGGTGGGTGTATGCAATAGAAGACAGGTTAAAGGTTCCGGGTCTTATTAAAATAGGGAGTACATCTAATCTACGGGCGAGGCTTAAACAGTATCGAACCTATGGTGCTTTTAGCTACCTCTCTCATCATTTCTTTTATGAGCATGAGGTCGTTGAGAAATCTATACAGCGTAGGCTGGAACCATACAAGGTGCAGATGGATGATTTGGGAGAGGAGTGGTTTAGGATAAGTCACGAAAAATTTTTAGAGACTATAGAAAATGAAAGAGATACCGTGGGATTGGACAATGGTCAAATCCGCCTTGCGCTGGGGGCATGACCTTGGCAAGATCAATAATTCTATTACGAAGGGCAAAGGCAATGTTGCCGGACGCTTGGGTGAATTGGCTTTTGCGTCTTATGTGGGTGCAACAGTCGAAGATGAGAAAGATTTTGATATTATACTTAAAGGCGAAAAGATTGAAGTCAAGACTAAGCGGCGCACAGTCGCGCCCAAAGGTGGTTACGAGGTGTCGGTCGCGTCAACGAGCCTACACCAGAACCCGGACAGGTATGTTTTTATAAGTATCCAGTTCAAGAGGAAGGTTGGATTTGATTACTACGGTCTTAAAAGTATATGGTTGTGCGGTGATATGTTAGCCAAGGAGTACATAAAGAAATCTTGGGTTTGGAAGAAGGGGGAAATGGATGAGTCAAATAAGTTTGTGACTCTGGTGGATATGAATAATCTGCGTATAGATAAACTTGATCAATCCTTCTAGAGAGCAAGAAGAGCAATGGGCAAAAGACAGACGGTACTATTTCGCACGATTCTGCTGGGTGAACAGGCATAGAAAAGCCCCCAAAAGTCAATTGACATGGGGGCAAGTCTTTGAACGCAATGAGGGTATTAACTTACACTCTTACGCTCGCTCAAAAATGAAAGAGAAGTTACGCAACCAACAGGAAAGCAAGTAACAGAATATCCTATAGGCTTTTCCTTTTTCTTGTGTTCCTCAAGGGCATCGTCAAAGTCCAAGGTGTTTGAAATCTTTATCACCTTGTCGTCTTGGCTCTCAAGCCAACCGACAGAATAGAACGTGGGTAGGTGGCAATCTTCAGCCACCACCCATCCATCATCAGATATTATGTCAACCCATTCTACGAGAACAAGTTCCCTGACTTTCGCTTTTTCCCATGAGTTGTTAACGGACCCGGAAGTATCCAGCCCAACAACATTGGTACTACGAACAGCAGTATCAAAAACCATCCACCTACTCCCACCAATTTTTCAAGTAAACTCCATATATTATCAGGCGCACATTCAATCATGCCCTGCTCCGTCTGCAAGACTGTACCGGATGCTTTCTTGGTCATCGTTACTTCCGTCACCACATCTGTCACAAAGGCACCTGTCGTGGCGCCCACTATCGGCGCAATCGCACCCGAACTCAATACACTCCCCACAATGGCACCGCCCCCCGCTCCCAGACTGGTAACTCCGGCCTTCTTTAGTGTCGTGCAAGATGTTAGACAACAGGCGGTGGCGAGGACCACCAGCCAGAAACCCAGCCGATTGCCCACAGTATTACGAGCGCTCCCGCGCATATTAAAAATTTCTTTCTCTTTCCTAGTGCTTTCCATTTTTCCATGATCTCTCCTATGTTCCGGTTCGTTCTTCAAAATACTCTCGTTTAACTTCTGGTATCCTCTCCAGCTTCATCTCACGCCACAACTTAGGCTCTAGAATCTTAAACTGTTTGTTTGCTATCATCTTCTGTTGCCTAAACATCTCTCTAAGCGCAAGCCTTTTGCCGTTGTCGCTTAAATCCCTGTACGGTACACCCGGTTCCAACTCCTTTATAAATTCAGCCTTGGGCAAGATGGATGACACAGGGGCATCTGAATTCATCATAGCAGCAGTATCCCTTAATAGCTTTGGAGCTATGAGCCTAGATAAGTATCTATCAGCTTTCTTCAGCCCTGTCTTAAAAGAGAATGCGCCGTAGCTTATCCCCAGCCTGTCAACCTCAGCCTCTATCAGATTCTTTTTACGCACCGTCACACCAAGCGTCTGCCTAGCTATGCCGGGTGGTATTTCCATGCCTAATATAGTTACAGGCTCAGACTTTATCGGACCCTCATGTATTGCTGATCTTTTCTGGGGAAGAAGTCTCTCTGAGAATGGGAAGTTTGATATGGTGGGGTTGATTATGTTACTGCCAACAACATTAGATCGAGTGTCTGTGAGTTCCTCAGTGCCGGTGATAGCTTGCTGAACATCCTTTACCGTTCTCATTGGAACCGTAAACCTTCCCAACCAATCCCCCATAAACTTAGCTAGAGTTTCGCCAGACACCTCAGTGTCTCCAGCCCTCATCGCATCTATT